CGTGGAGGATTACACATGAAAAAACGTTTATTAATGCCAATGAACTTACAACTATTTGCCGAAGGTGGAGAAGGAGGTAGTGATAATGGTGCCGGTGGAGGAGCGTCGACTAACTCTCAGCAGGGGCAGCAGTCACAAGGTGAAGGCCAGCAATCCGAAGGCAGTGAAGGTGATCAGGGTACTGGTAAAACTTTTTCCCGTGAGGATGTAGCGAAGATGATTACGGCCGAAACTGCAAAAGCCGTTGCGAAGGCCCAAGAGGAATGGAAGGCTGAACAATCGGAAGCGACGAAACTAGCTCAAATGAATGCTGATCAAAAAGCAGAATACGAGCGAGAAAAATTGGAGGCCAAGATCGCTGAACTTGAACAGCAACAAACGTTGAGTGAGATGTCAAAAACTGCTACGAAAATGCTTGCTGATAAAGGCGTTCAAGCGAATGAAGGTATACTGTCATTTGTCGTTAAGGACACCGCAGAGGACACTGCAGGAGCCGTAAAAGGATTTCTTGCACTAATTGATGAACAGCGTGAAATCATCAAGGCTGATTTCGAAAAGAGACTAGGTGGCAAAGTTCCGCTGGATGGTACAAGTCAATCAGAAACTGTAGGCGAGTATGGAAAAACATTGGCGCAACGTACGAAAGTTGAAACACCAAAGAATACCTATTTCAAAAATTAGGAGGAAATGAAAACATGGAAAAACGAGTATTTGGATCAAAAAATCAGATCTTAGCAGACGTGAGCAATTATAAAAGCTTGTCAGTCGTTGTTGATTCAACGGGAGTAACAGCAACTAACGGTGAAGGGAAAAAAATTATTCCTGCCGGAACACCTGTAGGCGCTGCTGATCCTTTCGCTGACGAACAAGCAGCGGTGAAAGTAACGAACGATGTAACTACTGGAGACAAGACGGTTGGGGTATTACTTCATGATGTTGTCTTTGATGCAGATTCCGCTACAGGCAACGGAACACTGTTGTATTTCGGAACCGTGAATGAATACCGTTTAGATGACAAATTGACAATCGTTAATGAAGCAAAGACTGCGTTGGATGGCAAAGTGTATTTTGTCAAACGCAACAAATAAGGGAGGAACTGTTAAATGAATGTACGAGTACGAAAAGAAACACTTATGAAAATGAATCTACAAACATTCGCGACAATGAACATTTTTGATTTGGTCCAAGCGCCAAATATCGCTACTTATTGGGCTGAAAAAGTGAATGAGATGCAGCCTTATTTAGGCGAGGAGTTATTCCCGACTGATAAGCAATTAGGTATGAAGTTATCTTGGTTAAAGGGGAAAACAGGTTCTCCAGTTGCTTTGCGGCCTTCAGCTCTTGATGCAGATGTTATTCCTCGTGGACGAAAAGGGTTTGAAGAATTGATCGCAAAAATGATCTTCTTTAAAGAATCATATTACATCGACGAAGAACTACGCCAACAATTACAAATGGTGAATCAAACGAATAACGCCGCTTATCGAGATGTTTTACTCAATCGTATTTTCGATGATGTGGCTGAGCTACTTCGTGGGGCAGCTGTGCGACGTGAAATTATGCGGATGCAAATGTTGACTACTGGTACGATTACGATCGATGAAAACGGTCAAAAGTATAACATCGATTATGATTTACCAGATGGCCATAAAAAGAAAGCGGCAGTTAAATGGTCCGACGTTGAGAATGCTGATCCTGTAGAAGATATTGACGCTGCTACGACAGCGATGAAAGAAGAAGGTGTCACGCCTGCTCGTGCAGTTCTAAATAGTAAGACATTCCGTTATTTACGTCAGAACGCTGCAATCAAAGCGACGATCTTAGGAAATAACGCAAATGCACAGGCAGCTAAACTTTCAAAACAAGCATTGCTAGACTATATTTCTGAGGAATTCAACTTGGAGATTGTAGTTTACGACAAAGTATATACGGACGCTTCAGGCACACACAAATTTATTCCTGACGATATTTTCGTATTGTTGCCAGGTCAGACTTTAGGGAAAACTTGGTTTGGTACTACGCCAGAAGAAGCTGACTTGATGTCTAGTCCTAATGTCGCCAATGTGCAAGTAGTTGATACTGGTGTTGCGATTACCACTATGAAGAAAGCAGATCCAGTGAACGTAGAAACGAAAGTGTCTATGATCTCGTTACCATCCTTTGAGCAATCCGAAGCTGTCTGCATTATGAATGTGGGGGAGTAATTATCCCCGTTGAGAGCGTGACGCTCTCTCCTAAAAATTCGGCAGCAGTAGCGGGGACTGCAGGAAGCAGGCAATTAGCAGCTAATGTATTGCCTGAAAAAGCAACGAATAAAAAAGTGTTCTTCTCGATTGAGCCAGTAACGGAAGGGTTGGCTGTATCAGAATCAGGATTAATTTCTTGGACAGAGTCAGTACCAGCTGGAACATATACGACATCTTGTATTACGGAAGATGGTTCATTCGCAGATAGCAACACATTAACGTTATCTGAACCAGAAGGTTAGTCTTTTGACTAGCCTTCTTTTTTTTGAAAGGAGGCAGTTATGGACGAAATTGAAATTCTAGCTGAAGTAAAGCGATCGCTTGAAATTGAGGATGATGAAAAACTAGATAATCAATTAACTGATTTCATTAAGCGAATATCTAATCAATTGTGTGTGCGTCTAGACTTCATTGAAAGCGTACCGAATGTTTTAGAATATATCGTGGTTGAATGTACTATCAAACGATTTAATCGCAAAGGAAACGAAGGAATGGATTCATACAACCAAGAAGGAGAGTCTATATCATACGGTGCTCTGTTGGATGATTTCGAAGATGATATTGATGTGTACAACAAAAAGCAGAAAGAAAAGAGTATTCCACGAAAAGGAGTTGCCAGGTTCGTATGAGATATGACACACAGGTAACTTTCATTATCGAAAAAGAAGGCTATTACGACCCCAAACTCGGAGAGTATGTGGACGGAAAAAAAACCGAGATTTCAAAGTTAGCCAATGTAACTGATCTTGGAACGGATCGCTCAAAACAGCTTTTTGGAGAGATCAAGCAAGGAGCAAAAGTTATTCGCCTGCTGCGGCCGTATGTTAAACCTTGGGATTATGTGACAATTCTCAATAAGCTAACTGGTAAAATCCAGTCCTTTGAGATAATTACCGAACGAAACTTAAGGTTAAAAAACACATTCATCGTACAAGAGGTGTCTAAGAATGAAAGCACATCTTGAGTATAAGGGTATTGATCAGTTAATGAGGCATCTGCAAAACGCAGCATCGTTGGATGATGTAAAGAAAGTCGTAAAAAATAATGGAGCACAATTAACCAATCAAATGCAAAAAAGAGCGCAATTCAAAGGCCATTATCACAACGGCGAGTTTATCAGTCCGACCGGTGCAACCAAACGGTCAATTATTATGCAGATTCAAGAGGCAGGTTTTTCAGTTCTTGTTATGCCAATGACTGAATATAGTCCTTATTTAGAATTTGGCACACGGTTTATGAACGCACAACCTTTCGTACGTGCGGCCTTCAACTATCAGAAAATTATATTTAAAAAAGAAATGCGAGAGTTGGTGGCGTGATGGTCAAAGAACCAGATCAAGAATTATACGATGAAGTATTTAAGATTTGTCAGGATTTGGGTTATAGCGTTTTTACTTACTTGCCGCCTGACAATACACCCTATCCGTTCGTTTATATTGGCGAATCTCAAGAACTCCCATCTGCTACGAAGTCAATTATAGTCGGAACGATTCAACTATCTGTTCATATCTACGGCTTGCACACGAAACGTAAACAGGTATCTGATATGAAAGGTGCCATTATGCAGGAGCTCAGAAAATTTCGACAATCAAAAAGCTTTAATTGGAAAATATTAAACAATAATACACAGCCACAGATGCTGCAAGACACAACGACAAATACCGCACTCTGGCACTGTGTAATTCCGCTAGAAATGCGATTTTATTAGGAGGAATATTAATGGGAGCAATTCAAGGTAAAGACAAGCTTTTATTAGTTCGTCGTTTAGACGAAGCTGATTCTGTAGCTGCGACAAAGCCGCTTTATCAGATTGAACATAAATGGGAATACTCGCGCGATAGCAAGTCGCAGCAGACAAAAGATGGAGCTGTGCCGACATCGGGCGGGTTAGAAGTGTCGCTATCATTGAAGGGATTAGCGTCACGAGATGACGAAAATGAATACATGCTGAGCGCTGTTGAGGATGGCGCTACAGTAGAGTTTTGGGATGTTGATTTAAAAGGAGTCCAAAAGGAAGGGAAATACCCCGCTCGATACGCTCGCGGTAAAGTCGGCAAATGGAGTGTTCCTTCGAACGTTGAAGATTTGGACGAAATCGAGACGGAGGCAACAATCGAAGGTAAGCCAGTTAAAGGCTATGCAACAGTTTCAGATAAAGTCATTGAAGAAGCGCAATATGCTTTTAGAGACACGACACCAGGTAGTGAAGAAGAATCGGGACAAGGTTAGACAAACGTCTAGCCTTTTTATTTTAGGAGGAAAATCATGAATCTTGATATTAACGGAAAAGTTATCGAAGTGAAGTTCACCATTGGAGCGATTGAAGCGTTAGATCGTGTTTATGAAGTTCAAAATGGCGGAGCTAAATTCGGCATGGGAGTTAGTTCGTCATTAGTTTATTTGCAACAGTATAACCCTGTTGTTCTTCGAAATATTATTGAAGCTTTACAAGTAGACAAGGCAAAAGTTGGGCGTTCAGAAATTGAAGCATGGCTGATGTCGCAGGATATCGAAAAGCTTTCGGAGGAAATGATTGATGAATTGGGAAAGCAGGACTTAACCAAAGCAATGATCAAGAAGTTGAAAAAACAAGCGGCGAAGGTAGCAAAACAAAAATAACTAAAACAAGCCGTCAATTTTATGAAGACTTGGCGATTAATGCTTTTCGTTTTCTGGGTTGTAAATCGTTTAAAGAGATCAATCAGATGACCTTGCGAGAATTTGAGTTGCGAATGATTGCTTTCAAGCTTTCTCAAGTTGACGAGGATATGAAGCGTCATGAGCAAGCCTTTTTAAATAACTCTGTAAGGGCTAGAGATAATAAAGGTAACGCAATTTATAAGGAGTTCATCGATTTTTATGATTACGAAGAACGAATTAATGAAGCCTTAAAAGGTACTGATCTTCATAAAAGCAAATTAGACGAAAAACGAATCAATGAGTTGAAACAGATTGCTAGGAACCTTCGTGAGTTTAGAGAGGGGAGGGGGACGATATAGCAGAAACATTTTCAGTTGAGGCTTACCTGAAGGCGACTGACAGCGGATTTGTCCAGACATTCAAGGATGCTCAATCTGCAGTCGAAACCTTCGAAAAAGACTCAAATAGTACGATGATGGCCGTTGGATCTACTATGCAAAGTGCTGGGAAGTCGATGACAAAACTGCTTACGGTGCCAATACTTGGTGCTGGTGTTGCTGCTGCAAAAATTGGCGGTGACTTTGAAGAACAAATGAGTCGTGTAAAAGCGATCTCTGGGGCGACTGGGGATTCTTTTGAACAACTGAAACAGCAGGCGATTGATCTAGGTGCGAAAACGGCTTTTAGTGCGAAAGAATCCGCAGCAGGTATGGAAAACCTAGCCTCTGCAGGGTTCGATGCAAATGAGATCATGGCCGCCATGCCTGGTCTTTTAGACTTAGCAGCTGTTTCTGGTGGCGATGTGGCTTTGGCATCTGAGAATGCAGCAACAGCTTTGCGAGGATTTGGACTTGAGGCAAGTCAAGCAGGTCATGTTGCGGACGTGTTTGCACGTGCGGCAGCTGACACGAATGCTGAGGTTGCAGATATGGGAGAAGCGATGAAATATATCGCTCCAGTAGCAAATGCGATGGGAATTTCGCTTGAAGAGGCATCCGCAGCGATTGGTATCATGTCTGATGCTGGTATTAAAGGATCACAAGCAGGGACATCACTTCGTGGAGCCTTATCTCGTTTAGCAAAACCAACTGACCCAATGATCGCAAAAATGGATGAGTTAGGTTTGAGTTTCTATGATGCTGAAGGCAACATGAAATCACTAGAGCATCAAATTGGCATGTTGCAACACGCTTTCCAAGGATTAACACCAGAACAACAGCAAAACGCATTAGTGACTCTTTACGGGCAAGAATCGCTATCAGGAATGATGGCATTAATTGAAAAGGGACCAAATGCAATAAATGAATTAACTAACTCATTAAAGAATTCAAATGGTGCTGCTGATGAAATGGCTCGGACAATGCAAGACAACATGAACTCATCTATTGAACAAATGATGGGAGCTTTTGAGTCTGCTGCAATAGTAATTCAAGAAATCATGGCACCAGCAATTCGAGGTGTTGCGGATACAATTGGTGGATTAGTAGAAAAGTTCGTTAATGCACCGGAGCCTATTCAAAAAATGGCACTGGCAATCGCTGCTTTAGTAGCTGCGATTGGCCCTCTGCTTTTTGTCGGAGGATCAATGCTCGTATGGTTCGCAAAGCTTAAAGTTGCAGTCGGATTCCTTTCCACTTCATTCCCAGCTTTAGGTGGGGTATTTACAGCTCTAACCGGACCGATTGGAATAGTAATCGCGATCATTGCTGCATTAGTTGGAGCGTTTATTTTTGCTTGGAACACCAGCGAAGGTTTTCGGAATGCTGTCACAACGATTTGGGAATCTATAAAAAATACAATTTCATTTGCTGTTCAAACCGTATCAAACACGATCCAACGAATTTTTGGCGGTGTCGTTGCTTGGTGGAAAGCTAATAACGAGGAAATCGCTGCTGCAGTAAATACGATTTGGAATGGAAAAATCGGTCAATTTATTCGAAATGCTATGGGTGTGATTCAAGGCATCGTTGTTGGAGTATGGACTGCGATTAAAGGAATAACCGAAGGGATTTGGACAGCAATTTCGGCAGTGATCGAAGGAGCTCTACGAGTAATCCAAGGCTTGATCAAGTTTATTCTCGGTATACTTTCAGGGGATTGGTCGATGGCTTGGGAAGGAATGGTGGAAGCCGCGTCTGGAATTTTATATGGACTCGGCGGCATCGTTGTTGGCGCTTTAGAAGCGGTAATCGGTGTTGTTAGAGGATTTTTCTCTACTTTCAAAAATGCGGGTTGGAATCTGGTCAAGATGATTGCTGATGGAATTTGGTCAGCAATTAGTTTGCCGGCTAAGGCTATCAATGCGGTTGTTTCAAAAGTTCGTAAATATTTACCATTCTCTCCAGCTAAAGAAGGACCACTTAGCGATTTAGATAAGTTGAATTTTGGCGGAACAATCTCAACAGGGATTTACTCTGGACAAGATGAGATTAATCGCGCGATGGCATCAGTTTTAGACATTCCTGCGCTTGCAAATTTAAACGCAAGTTTAGGTGTGAAGCACACTGTCACAAGAAACGAAAACCAGTCAACGAAACAACCAGCTGTAATTAAACTTCGTTTAGGCAAGCAAGAGTTTAGTGCGTTTGTTCAGGATATTTCAGACGAACAAGGAGATGTAGCAGATCTCAACTTATTATTTTAGAAGGAGGATGAAGCGTGGAAGAATGGGAAAATCCAATGTATCAATTTAGAGACACAACGAAACGACCCGCTTACAAATCGTGGATTCCGACTTCTGCGATGATATACGGCGGTACAATGATTGAAAAAATTATTCCCGGATACCAGACACTATTCGTGGAAGGTCGCGAAATGCTGTCACTTGATTTGGAATCCGAGAAGAAGAATGTAGGGGTTCATATATCAGCACAGCGATTACCTGAACGCTCATTGATAATACACTACAAACTAACAGAGTCTAATCCAGTTGAGTTTCAGCGAAGCTTCAAAAAGCTGATGCGAGTTTTATACAAACAAGAAGATGTCGAGATTCATTTTAATGATGAACTCGACACTTTTTATTATGGCCGCTACTCTGCTGCAGAAAAAGTTCCAGGGAATACTGACAGCGTAGTTTCTAGTTACACAATTACTTGTCCAGATCCGCGAAAGTATTCAAGACAATTTGAAACAAACGGAGAAATATTCGAGTATATTCCTTACGACTCTATTCCAGATTCAATAAGCTTTACTGCATCAAAAGACAACAGCGTCAAAGTGACGAACGGTCGACAAATAATTAGCATTTCAAATGCGGCTCTTAAAAAAGGCGATCGTGTCGAAATGTTAATCCGCGAGGGGAAAATACTGATCAACGGAGAGAACAAAACAAGAGTCCTTGATCTGACTAGCCCATTCAAAAGTTTCACTGTACGAACAGGAGAAGTTATCAAAAGTGACAACGGTACTCCTTTGATTAAGTATCGAGGAGTGTGGTTTTAGTGGAAAGTTTCGATAAAGATGTCTTTTTTTTTGATGACAATCAAAAACTCATCAAAGTAGTAGGTGAAGAAAATTTATTCTCGAATATTCAAGAGATGGAAATCACACCAAACAAAGAAGAATTGATCAATGATAAATTGTCGGTCAGCACCGAGTTTGATGAAGAAATTAAAGATGCAGTTTATATGGCGGTTCGCGAAAGCGAGTCGTCTTTTTCTATGTACAAAATAGCAGGGATTGCTGATCCAGGTTCACTATTAATCTTTACTGGGGTTAATTTCGGACCTGATGAGCTTGAAGGTTACATCATCAATGATATTCGACCTGCGAATGAGTTCTTTCAAAAAACTATCCAACGAATCATTGACTATACGCTAGGAGAGTGGCGTGTTGGTTATTTGGACTCGACGCTTCCTAAAGTCTCAATGAATTTCTATTACTGCAGTGTTCGAGAAGCACTGAAAATGCTCCAAACTTTGGGTTGCGAGATTCTTTTTAAATGCAATCTTACTGGTGAAGGAATCACTGACAAGTGGATAGAAGTCCATCGGCAAATCGGTGAATACAGTAATGAACGATACGATTACGGCGATAAAGCTTTAACAATTGAAAAAGAAGTCAACCGAAGTAATTTATTTACTTCTTTAATTGGGAGAGGTAAAGGAGAAGAAGTGGGGGACGGTTATGGTCGCCGCATTGAGTTTGATCAAGTCTATTGGTCTAAGTCAAAAGGTGATCCGCTCAACAAACCGACAGGTCAAATCAATTTGGAAATTTCTGAAATGACCGCAAAGTACGGTATTCCAACAAAAAATGGAAAACGTCGCAAACGAGAAAAAGTAGTCATTTTTGAAGACTGCGAGGAACCGAATGAACTGATTCAGCTCACCTATCAAGAACTGGTGAACTGCTCAAGACCGCTCGTTCAATTCAAGTCGACTATTTTTGGCGCGGATAAGTTAGGTAATACTATACGGATTCATCGAGAAGATCGCGGCTATCACTATGAAACACGAATCTTCAGCGTGAAGATTAACCGTTTAACCGGGAAAGTAGATACAGGATTAGGCGACAATTTGAATAATTCTGCTACTCGTCAAGCGTCTAATGTTCAGAACTCCTTGCAGACTCTGGATGATACTAAAATGACCTTTTATGAATCTACCGAAGTGTCCAAGTTTCAATCTGATATTATCCGCGGTGCAAAAGGCGGATCAATTATCATGATGAACCCATCCGATACAGGAAAAGGAACTTCAAGGCAGCCTTATCAGATGGTTTGGATGAATGGCGATTCGATTGCCACTTCTAATCATTTTCTTGTTGCGAATTCGGAAGGTATCGGCTTCATTGATGGAAAGTTTAACGAAGCCAATTTCAAGACCGCATGGACCATTGACGGTAATTTCAATGCGAACTATATCCAGTCAGGGCGTATTAGGGCTGATATTTTTGAAACTTCATTTAATGCTGTGGGTGATCAATTAAAGCTCGTAAAAGGTGCATTGCAGGTCGTTAACAGTAATAAAAAAATAATGGAGCTAACGAAAAAAGGAATGCAGTTTTGGAGTGGTACCAAAGAAATTGGAACGATCGGAACAACGGACTCTGCCGGCAATCCATTCCCTGATGCTTCAACGCCAACACCAATTCCTGATAACGCACTGGTAATCCGAACTGAAGGCAGCGGAAAGTACATTTTAATATCACCAAACAAAGGCAAAGGATTTATCATGCTCGCAAACGGAACCACTATTCATAACGGTGATATGAATATTCAAGGCAAGTTGCGAGTATTTGGTGATTTAGATGTTCAAGGCAAACTAACCATCAAAGGTCAGGAAGTGTTTCCTGGTCAGGGTGGTGGTACTGATCCGGGAGGGGGCTGGAACGGAGAATACCCACCAGGAGTAACTTCTCAAGCTGACAAGTTTGCTTGGGAACTATGGGTAATCCTTCTGTCTAAAGGGTACTCCAAAGCAGCTGCTGCAGGTATCTTGGGTAACGTTCAAGGTGAAGCAGGTGTTTCCATGAATCCGGATATTGCTCAAATCGGCGGGCCTGCCTACGGAATTGTCCAATGGGATGGGAGTGCCTATCCACTTGTTGGTTCTCCTACTTACGATGGCCGGACCTATGTCCAACGTTTAATGGCTGCAGCTGGTATCACAGAGGATTATCGAACAATGGCTGCTCAAGGTAAGTTGTTAGATTGGACGATGTACAACGGCCAGTGGTTAGGAATCGTTCAACCAACTACTCAAGCAGCATTCAAAGCAATCACTGATCCGTCTCAAGCAGCGTATGCATTTGAAAGAAACTATGAACGACCAGCAAATACACACCCTGAGCGTCAAGGATGGGCGGTAAATTGGTACAACAAGTTCAAAGATTTGGAAATTTCATCTGGTGGCGGTGGAAGTATTTTATCTACTGCGAAAAGTTTACTAGGTTATTTTCATTATTCTATGCCATTAAGAACGCAATTTGGTTCTGTTGAAAATCCAGACAGGAACGGCTATGCCGATTGTTCTTCGTTCGTTTGGCTGGTTTTAACAAAAGCTGGGTATCGTACGCCACCAGGAGTTGGCTGGTACACAGGTTCCATGACAAGTGATGCACGTGGTGCTAGAAACTGGCTTACTGAGATTCCTCAAAGCCAAGGAAAAGCCGGAGACGTGTTGATTGTAAACCAAGGTGGCGGAGCTGGATCAAATGGACATACTGCGATTCTAGCCGAGGATTGGCACGGCTATACTACATCCATTATCGAGATGGGCGGAATGCAATCTGGCGGTGTCGGAGTAGGACGCGTAGATATGTCGTTTGGTTGGTTATTAAATGGTGGCGATGTATGTATAGCAAGAGCGAAGAAATAGAGGTGATTGCGTGATAGATAGAAAAGGATTGAATCATTTAAAAAGTTTGATGAATCAGCCAGTTGGCAATCATCAATGTTATGCGCTTAGTGCGGAATACGCTGGTGTAATGATCGGACCAGATATGGGAGCTGGTACAAAGTATGAAATCAAAGTGAGGTATGGCAATGTTTTTTCTGCTGCTGATATTGGTTCTGCTTACCAATGGCCGCTTTATCTTTGGTCAGTAATCGAAGAACCCAGCTACGATCAACTAGTAGTCGGAGCGATTATTAATTGGAAGCGCGGAGCAAAGGTAGCAAATTGGTGCGCATCACAAACCTTTGGGCACACAGGTGTAATCAGGGGGCTTGAAAATGATCGTATTCAAACCTATGAACAAAACGCTGAATCAGGGGAGATTGTTGCTGAATACGATCGAGAGTTTTTTGACTCTGATCAAATCGCATCTATTTGTATTCCACCTGATTTTGAGAAAGGAGTGATGAACATATGGCAAAATGGAACGTTTCACTAAGCACAACTGATAGCTTCAATTATGTTGGCATTATGACAGTTCGAAATGGTAACCGGAGTTCAGAAGTCATGGAAGCCCTGATCACTGAGAATGGTAAACCATATGACCTGACAGGATGTAAAGTCTACTTTGAAGCAATTTTGACTAATGACTCTGCGGTGCAGCGATCAGCAAAAATCATCGATGCGAAGAACGGTAAAGTACAGTAC